TCTGGAGGAGGATCACCGAGACCAGCTCCTAGATCTGCAGTAGATTCTGTTGCTACTACAAAGGAGCTGGTCAGCGGTGGAAGAAGAGGTTATAACCGTTAAGGTTAATTAATCTTCAGCTGCTAGTTTAGCAAAATATGACATCGTATCATCTTCTTCGATAGATGTATCTTCTGCTGTAGCGATCGGGGTAGGCGCTGCAATTGGTGCAGACGGTTGAGGAGATGAAGACGGAGCGCTATAACTAGCCGTCTCATCTAAAGCAACTGATTGCTGAACTGTACGTGGAGCACTTTCGCCAAGCACTACAGCCAGACGAGCTTTCAACTCATCATATGACTTAAAGTTCTTAGGATCAGTCCATTCAGTCATGTCATGTTGCTTATTATAGATAGCTTCTAGATCATCGTCACTACCAGCCATAGCTGAAGGAGACTTAAACGCAGAAGCATCATAGTTAGGATAGCCTTCTACCTTACGAATCTTAACCGTAAAGTCAGCGCCATTCCACATATCAAATGGATTAACAGGAGCCTCGTCGGGGAACTGAGGTTGCATAGAGTCCATAATCTTATCAAAGATCTTTTTACCAAAGCGATATAGTTTAACTTGACCTTCGTTCTCTGGTGCAGATGGATCTGAGATAATCTGAACGTTAGCAATATAACGAAGGTTACGTTTACGCTCACGTACGATACGTTTAGCTTCTTCAGAACCATCTTCGTTCCAAAGCTTGCTATTACTTTCTGATAAAGGATCAGCTTGACCAATAGAAGTAAGAGACTTCTCTACATACCATTGACCGGTTGGTCCTTTAAAGAAATGATCCCAATAACGTACCCATGGAGTAGGTGCTTCAGCATCACCAGGTAGAAAGCGAATAACAGCATAGCCATTACCTGCTTTATCTCTGGTAGGTTGCCAGAAGCGTTCGTCGTTACGATTATCGGTTTTAGTTTGCTCACCAGGACCACTAGAAGCAGCTTCTACTAGTTTAGTTAAGTCCGTGCGGTTATTTTTTAATGCTGCAAAGCTCATATATTTTTTCCTTGTATATCTTTATATGTTATCGTGTATATTTTTATCCACCTTATCATTATATGATCATATTTATCATTAATCAACTGGTAGAGTATTTTGACGAGGCAAAAAGTTTAAGTTCATAGCTTCTGCTTCAATCTTTTCTTTTATATTTCCTGAAACATATTTGCGTATATCCTCTAGATCTAAATCAATATCTTCGCAAATATGAATAACAGCATCCATATAGCTATACCGATGCTCTTTTACTTTTGACTCGACTAGTTTTGCGAACTTTGTCTTTGTTAGAAATTGGTCTACTTGCATTTTCCTCATCTGCCATTTCTTGAGTATAAACTCCTATATCAGGATAATGTACTCCGATAGTTCTTTTTATAGTACCATCTTTATTGTAAGCCATATTGACACACCTATACTTAATCTTATACTGGCGTTCATCACCGTAAAACAAATCACGGTAAACACCATCACGTAGATAAGCTTGCAGGTTATGAATATATCCTTCTGTTTCTAAGAAAGCAGCTTTAAGGCCTTTTTCTTTAGAACTCTTCCAGCCTCTCATACCTGACATCTTATCCTTTTGATTTTTAATCCAGCTTCTAATATTCCTTGGAGAGAACATATCACTGTCAGGTAAGTTACGAATAGATTCATGTATAGATATCTGTGCTGCAGGCTTCTTAGCAGCACGAGCTTTCGTAATACGTTCAACTAAAGCTGCTTTTTGCTCGGCAGTTAACTGACGTTTTTTACGTGGTCGTTTCATATCACACCTCTCATAATATATAATTTATTATAGGAACTTTTTTAACTAAGTGCAACTGTTATTTTCATCATCATATTCGAACAGTTCATATTCTCCGTCTATTTCCTTAGCTCTTACATAACGCTTTTGTATGAGAGTCAAAATAGTTTGTTCAATAACATTTTCAGTTTCATGTCGTGACATATCTCGGCCAAACATGTATGAAACAAAAGCCACTCCAAATAAGAGCAGCCATTGTATAAGTGTGATAGAAGTGTAAAACATATCGCTATTTATCAAGTAAATGATATAACGTTCTCTACACGGAAGGAACGATATGCACCTTTCATTGTATCAAACGCGACAATCACTTCATCATTAATAGCTCGTACTTTTTTCTGTGAGATAGGATCATCCTTCTTAGCATCAGGTAAGACATCTTCGATGAGCGTACACATCATGTCACGCTCTTCGCCGTTTACTTTCTTAAAGATGACACGGCAGACACGTTGCTGCAATTCACCAATCATATATTCACGAGAACTTGAGTCTGCTCGGTTAACTGCATCGTAGGATGGATATCCTTTTTCAAAAACAGGTTCTTTCATTTATAAGGGTCCTTTACTTTATAAGATGGATCAATGTTTGTATTTCGATTCTTTTTCAAATCCTTTACGCCAAGAGTATGCATAAAGGTAGGATCAGCCATCAATATATCGATGACCTTCTCCCATTCTTGTACCTTACCTTCGAGGTATTGTACTCGACGATCAAGAAATGATATTTGATAATCACTCATCGCTGCACCAATGGTTTTGTGTTTTGATTATCATGGTAATCGCCAGATTGATAATAATCACGAGACGCTTCTTCTTTAATCATCATTTCTCCTCGCATACGATAGGTAATAATTTCACGTCGTATGACACCATCCGTATCCGATTCAAACGCATCTTTAAATGGACCTTCACTCATTTATTCATCTCCGTAATAACTATCCAAATAAAACCTCCGATTACAACTCCGAGGATGCTCATAGCTGTTAATAACTCAGAAGTTTCAGTCCCAGTCATTATCTAACCCTGTAGTAGCACGGTACGTTTCACCGTAATATTGATCAGCATATTTTGATGCATCAGTCCAATGCATCTCTTCTTTACGAAGCATAGACTTATCTTCCCGCTTAACTTTAGCTTGACGAGCTTGCTTCTTCATAAAGCGTTCTTGCTTACGCTCTTCAGCTTTACGAAACTTTTTAACTTCCTTTTGCAACTCAGCTACGAATGTATTCATACCAACCTCCAGTTTTTAGCATTTCTTCGAAAGAGCGAAGCTCTTCAATATTCATAGTAACTTCAGCTCGCTTCATTCCGTTAGCGAACTCTCGTAGAGTATATACTCCTAAACCATTATGTGCAACTGAATAATGCTTTGAGTCCCCAAATTTTTCATTCCTATAAATCAACCCAAATCACCCTTACATAATTTGCATCGAGTAAGTCTCGATACTCAATAGCATCATAGATACATTTAAAAATTTTGTCATTCACTCTTATCATCCCCAATCTTTTCTATCATCTTCATTTTCATAGCCGTACTTATAGGCTTCAATCTCACCAATAGTCATGTTGTCTTTTTCAACTCTCTCTGAAGTAATAGAAGCACCCACATAGTAATGAGGATCATAATGACGATGATAGTAAGCATCTGCACTACCACGATCCTGAGGTGAACCATGACGTGGAAGTTTATTCCAACCTTTTACAATAACATCTAAATCATACTTTTCCATTACGCTACCTCTTTGAAGCCGAAGCTAGCTACTACGTGACGATTACCATCTTCATCTTCGATAATATCACCAACTGAGACAGAAGCCATACGAGATAAGCGAGTAATGCTTGACTCAGGACCAATATTACCAATCTCAAATACTTGATCAAGATTATCAGCTTCGATTTGAGCTACACCAGTATACAGTCCTTCATAAAGAGCTTTCTCTGCAAGACCTACTGTCTTATCACCAGAAAAGTCCATAGACATATCAGCGCGAATTTCACGCTTCATGCTTTTCATTCCATCATTGATTCCGTCGATCTCTGATTGAGTGTAGCTGATTTGATATACTGTAAATTTCATTTCTTATCTCCTTAATATACCTTATTATCGGAACTTTTTGAACTAAGTGCAACTAAAAAAGGGCTGGAAATGAAACTTTTTTTAAAATATAAAAAAGGGGGGCTTACTGCAGAGCCCCCCTTCCTATCTGCATTTAACGTATGCAGCAACCGTCTGGGTTTCCTGGTACCAGATCGTATACCAACCTAAACACCGCTCGAGCGATTAACGTGAATAGGGTTTAGTTGAGTACGTTTGCGATATTGCAGGCTTTCCTCATTCGCCTTCCAGCAGTTGGATTCTCTCTTGGAGATTCTCTTGCTGAACTATTTGACGAGCTCTGAATGCAGCATAATCTACTACCAGATCTACATGCTGCTCGTCTATTCTATTCATTTCCTCATCGACACGAGCGATATATGCACCAAGAGCTTTGTTGTGGTTATCCACTTTCTTGATGTATTCACCCATGCCGT